TACAGCTTCCCCCCATCCAAGCCGGTGGAAGTGCCATATGACGTTGCTCAGAACCTTTTTGGGTATCGCCTGGACAACAAGTTTGAGTTTGTAGTTCGCTTCGGCTGGACAAGAGACTCAAACGATTTGCCGCAGGCTTATGAGCGACTTTCGAAATTCGAAATCACTGAGCACCGGCCAAAGGACTATCGCGCAACGTCCCCAGCGGTAGACCAATTCCCCGTTCCAGTCCTTGAAAAACTGGAGCGGGGAAAAGGGACGCAGGCAGCCGCATGATGTGGGGCGTAAATGACGACGCTACAAAGCTACATCACAACAACCCGCCGGTTGCTGCATGACGCCAACGCTAACTTCTGGACCGACCAGGAGCTGACGGATTATATCAACGACGCCCGTAATAGGCTTGTTCGTGATACCGGCGTTAACCGCCTCATTCAAAATAGCACTGTGGTTCAAGGGCAAGAGGTCTATACCTTTTCGTCTTTGCCGCAAGGGTCGCTCACGCTCGACATCGTGAACTTCAATTTGTATTGGGGTAACTCTCGTGTGCCGCTGCGCTATCAGCCGTGGACCCAATTCAACAGCCAGCTTCGCTATTGGCAGAATTATATCGGTCGTCCTATCTGTTATTCCATCTACGGCAGCCAGAGTTTCTACGTTGGGCCTGTGCCGGATCAGACATACCAGATCGAGCTTGACACCATTGTGCAGCCAACCGATCTTGTTGCGCTTGCTGACGTTGAAACCATTCCTCTGCCCTATACGCAGCCCATCCCGTACTATGCGGCTGGTACAGCTAAATACAAAGAACAGAGTTATGGCGAAGCGGAAATCTTTAAGCAGGAGTACCTGAAAAAGGTTCAAAACGCTTTGGCAACTTCATTCCAGCGCCGGATACCTGACGTTTACAATCAGGTGTACTGATATGGCGGCATCTCCCGAACAAAAAAAGAACTATCAAGTCGTCAAGGCCTTCAAAGGCATGAACACGCGCCCTAACAGGACCGCGCTTGATAACGAAGAGTTTGCTTGGCTTGAAAACGCTCAGCCAATCGGGTTTGGCAATCTCAAAATTGCCCCGACATATTCAACCATCCAAGCCAGCGGTTCTAACGTTGCTTGGGCAAATACCGTATCTTCAATCTACAGTTGCAACATTAACAACGTAGATTATGTCGTTGCGTTCCAAGCCAACGGCGGGGCAGAGTACCTTCGCTTGGACACTAACGTAAAGGGAACCTTGGCTTCCGCCAGCACATTCAGCGCGACTGGCGTTCGAATGAAGCAGTGGAAAAACGAAAGAGCCATGATTTCGGACCCCAGCAAAGGGTTCTTTACATGGGATGCAACAAATTTAATTTCTGTTGGGTCCGTTGGTTCTGTTGGCATTACCAACACTGGATCGGGGTATACAACTCCGCCTGATGTGACTGTTAGCGCCCCCAACCAGACAAATGGCGTCCAAGCAACCGTTGTGGCATCTATCTCAAATGCTGCGAGCACGATCACCAATATCAGCATCACCAGCGGCGGTACTGGGTACACGCAATTCCCAACTGTCACCATTGCGCCACCCAGCAACCCGTATGGCGTTCAAGCGCAAGCTGTTGTGACAAGCATTACGAGCGCCGCAATCACTTCTATTCAAATAACCAATCCTGGTTATGGGTACACGACCGCTCCCGCCGTAACGTTTTCTAGCGGCGCGGCAACCGCAACGGCTGTTGTGGGATCAGGACTCGTCACAGCCCTTACTGTCACCAATGCAGGTTCTGGATATACCAGCGCTCCCACGTTGTCGTTCAGCGGGGGTGGTGGAACGGGCGCGGCTGCTGTTGCGGGACCGCTGACCTTTGCCACAGGCACCATTGGCGTTATCGTTACCAGTAGCGGAACTGGATACGCATCTGCGCCAACCGTTGTGTTTACGGGCGGCGGATACACTCGCATTGCACAAGCAACAGCAATTGTATTTGGTGGTCAAGTCACGGGCATTGTTGTGACCGATTTTGGCGCGGGCTACACATCTGCGCCTGCTGTCAGTTTCAGCGGCGGGTCTCCCACTACAGCGGCGACTGCAACGGCTCTTCTGACCAGCCAGACACTTTCTGATGTTGCCGGGTTTCAAGGCCGCACATGGTTATCGCAAGGTCGTACGGTCTATTACAGCGCCGCTGGGACGTACAACGATTTTGTTAGCATTTCTGCTGGCAACATCCAGATCACAGACGACACGCTTCACAGCAACATTGCCGCGTTGATCTCGGCCAACAATTTCCTGTACGTTTTTGGCGATGACAGCATTAACGTGTTCTCGGATGTGCGCGTTACATCGACCGGCAACACGCTGTTCACCAACACCAACGTGTCCGCGTCAAACGGATCGGTCTATTATGACGGGATATTCCCGTATTTCCGTTCGTTGTTGTTTATCAACGATTACGGCATCTTTGCTCTGATTGGCGCGACCGTTAGCAAAATATCAGATGCTCTTGACGGCATTTTCCCGTTGCTGGATTTCACCAGGCCCATCTCCGGCGGCCAGGTTCTAATCAACAACATTCTTTGTGCCGCCTTTAATGTCTACTACAACGACCCTGTGCAAGGCTTGCGCCCGATCCAAATGGCGTTCTTTGACAAAAAATGGTTCGTTACCAGTCAAGGAACGATTACGCATTGCCTTCCAGTTACAACGGCCAAAAAACTGTATCTGTACGGGACGGATGGGACAAACTTAATCAGTTTGTACACCAATGCGTCTGCAAACGTAAGCACAACAATAATAAGTGCGCTATGGCCGATGCAGGACACCATTCGCACCAAACAAGCTTTGAAATTTGCCCTTGAAGCCACTCTCATTCAAGGCGGAATTCTTAGTGTTACGGTAGATAGCGAGTCGGGAAGCAGCCCGCCTTATGTGCTGACCAACATCGTCCAGTGGGCTAATAATTCAGGCGCAATTGTAAATTGGGCAAACAATTCGTCTTCGATTGTTAACTGGTCTGGCGGAACAGGTTATCAACTCTACAAGTCTGACGCTCAGCAGTATGGCAAATATCTGGGTCTTACGATAACATCCACCAGCCCGTCGTTCACTCTGAATACGATGGAGATGGAATACGAGCAGAGGGTGAGGTTCTAATGGCGCTCCCAATTACAATTCCTTTTACGTTCGCAAGCGTAACAACCACTGCCCTTTTGTCCAATCTTGACACGGATTTCACAACCGTAGCCAACGCCATCAACGGAATTGGCAACGGCTCTGTTTCCCTATCAAACGTGTCCATCACTGGCGGAACCATTTCCGGCGCGACTGTTTCGACTCCATCTATCGCCAACGGCACTTCAAACGTGAACATTGGCATCATCAACGGCAGCATCGTTGCGGCTACCAACGGCAACACGGCTATAACAATTGACACATCGCAGAATGCTACGTTGGTTGGCAACATGTCGATGGCCTCGTCGTTTAAGCGCAACCGCATCATCAACGGCAACATGGCGGTCAATCAACGCAATGTTAGCGTTAGTGCTGTAACAGGTACTCAAAATTTTTCGGTAGATCGCTGGTTCTGTAATGTTACTCAAAATAGCAAAGTAACCTTAACGAATCCGTCTTCTGCTCCTTCTGGGTTCACAAGCTCATTGGAAGCATTTACAAACCCAGCTACAATTGCAGCAGGCGATTATTTTAATATTAACCAAAAAATTGAAGGACTTAACATTGGTGAATTGCAGTGGGGAACCGCGTCTGCAAAAAGCGTAACGCTTTCTTTTTGGTTTAATTCTTCTGTTACGGGAACGTTTAGCGGTTCAATCCAGAACAGCGCGGCAAACAGAAGCTATGTATTTTCATTTTCAATCCCAACTGCAAACACATGGACCTATTCCACAATAACAATTCCAGGTGACACAACCGGGACGTGGTTGCAAACCAATGGCGTTGGCTTGGTTTTGTCTTTTAGCCTTGGCACGGGGGCTACCTACCAAAACACATCTGGGTCTTGGTATGCGGGCAATTATCTGGCGGCTGCCGGGTCAGCTACGCTTTCTAATTCTACAAATTCGACTTTTTATCTAACTGGCGTTCAGCTTGAAGTTGGGTCTATCGCAACCCCTTATGAATTCCAAATATACAGCGAGCAACTGGCGCAGTGCCAACGGTATTTGCCCGCGTGGAATTACACTGCGAGCACCCTTGTTTTTGGCGTAGGCCAGTGCAACACCACTACTCAAGCGCGCATTCACATGCCGTTTAAAGTTTCAACCAGAGTGGCCCCAACTGGAATATCAATACCGGCAGTTTCCAACTTTTACATAGTGGACTCTACCTACACTTCTGCTGGTACGCTTTCTCAGCTTGTCTTCTTGAGCGCCTCAACAGAAAGCATGGAGTTGGCGGCAACAACAAGTTCTGGGCTTACTGCCGGTCAGATCACGCAGCTTCTGTCAAACACAAGTGCGGCTTACATCTTTGGGACGGGATGTGAGTTGTAAATTATACACCTGTCCGCTGAGGAAAATGAAAATGGGCATTCAGGCTTTTACTCCTATGGGAAACACCGTGACATTCACGGCGGCAACCAGTGCGCCTACGCCTGTTCAGGCCGTATCGCGTATTATCGCCGGGACACAGTACCGGATTATCAACACGGGAACTGTAGTAGCATTTCTTAGCCACGGGTCTACCAGTAGCGATGCAAGCAGCAACGCCCTGCTTGTGACCAGCAGCCAATTCAGCATACCCCTTCTTCCAAACACGGATGAAATCCTGACGTTTGAAGGGAATGCGTATTTTACGGCTATAACGGCATCTGGCTCGGCTGTGATATACATTACACCAGGCGACGGTCTGTGAGGTTGTTATGCTTAAGGTTGCGGGCGGTGGCACAGGTGGCGGCAGCACCCCAGGTGCGGTAGTTTACCAAGGCGTATGGAACGCCAACACAAACGTGCCTACGTTAACCTCTGGCGTTGGAACCAATGGTTATTATTATGTCGTATCGGTTGCCGGAACGACAAACCTTGACGGATTGAATAGCTGGGCTGTTGGTGACTGGGCAGTTTTTAACGGGACCGTTTGGGAGCGTCTTGCTGGCAGCGCTTCCGTCACTTCTGTCAATGGTCAGACAGGGGCTGTCAATCTTACGGCGGCCAACGTTGGCGCGACTCCAAACACCACGTATGTTCTTGCTGGGACCGGCCTGACAGGTGGCGGACAGCTCAATGCCAACGTCACCGTCAGTATGCCTAATTCAGGTGTTACGGCTGGGACGTATGGCGACTCAACCCATGTTTCTCAAATTGTGGTTGACGCTCAAGGCCGAATTACAAGCGCATCTAACGTCGCTTTTAGCAGCGGCGGGTCTGGGACTGTCACCAGCGTTGCGACGGGTACGGGTCTTACTGGCGGGCCTATCACAACAACCGGCACCATCAGCATCGCCAGCACAACTGTGACCGCTGGTTCCTACGGGAACGCTGCCACTGTTGGGACGTTTACGGTCAATGGGCAAGGGCAGCTTACAGCGGCAGCCAATGCAGCAATCAGCATTCCGGCATCTGCCATCAACACAACCATACCCAATTCTGGCCTTGCTAATTCCAGCGTCACGGTCAATGGCACAACCATTAGCCTGGGTGGGTCAGGAACAGTAACGGCAACGACAACTGGAACACTAACGTTAGGCACTGGCCTAACAGGTACTTCCTTTAACGGTTCAACTGCGGTTACGACCAATCTCGCCAACACGGCAGTTGTGGCAGGGAGCTACGGCAATGCAAGTACCGTTGGAACTTTCACGGTTGACGCGCAGGGGCGTCTTACAGCGGCGTCAAATGCGTCGATCTCCATCGCGGTCGCGGCGGTAAGCGGAGCTGTTCCCAATACCAGGTTCATCAGCACCAGCACCGGATTGACGGGCGGCGGCGATCTTACGGCAGACAGAACGCTGTCGGTGGTCGCCAACACGACGCAACAACTTGTAGGCGTTCAGAACAACGGGACGCTGGCTGCAACTCGACAAGTTATCAATTTTGCTCCCGGCAACAACGTCGTAATCACGGTCACAGATGACAGCGCGAACAACCGCGCCAACGTGACGTTTGGCGATGTGGCCGCAGTGACGTTTGCAACTTCGGTGACGACGCCAACCGTTCTGATGAACGGCGCAACGTCTGGCACCGTTACTGTTAAGGTTCCGGCTGTTGCTGGCACGACCAACTTTCAGCTTCCCGGCTCAAACGGAACCAGCGGCTATTTCCTGCAAACGGATGGTTCGGGCAACACGAGTTGGGCCAGCGCTACGGGATCGGGCACGGTCAATTCCGGCACGACGGGCCAGATTGCTTACTACGCAACAAACGGAACCGCTGTTTCTGGATTGAGCAACATTCCCGTCACCAATCTAAACTCTGGGACGGGCGCATCATCTAGCACATTCTGGCGTGGTGAC